TTACCTGGCCTAAAATTATTGGCGCTCCGCTAACTGCTACTGATAACGTTACCTTAGCAGGTGACTTTGGACTTGTAGTAGGTAAAAAGTGGAATAGACTCTACACAACCCAGGGAAAAGGGAAAGTTGATTTTGAACCAATTGGAGAAAAGGATTGTAAAATGTTCAACAACAAAGGGACATTCAAATTTCCTGATATCAGCAACGAGGCCAAAAGCCTGGCGAAATCAGCTATCAACTCAAATGTCATTTTTATTGTGCCCCTTCCTCACGAAAGTGAAAAACGGTACATTGTACTTGGAGACGAAAACTATGACCTTGAAGTAACTGTAAAAGGCGATTCAGGCGATGCACCCGGATCCGCAAAGGGTATTACCATCGAGGTAACAGCCCCTGCCACTACCCCGCTCCCGAATTATGTCGGTGCATTGGTAACAGCAGAAGGCTCACTTGATATTGAAACCGGCGTATTTACCCCCACTGTATAGACACTATCAATTAAAATAAAGCCGGGGCCAACGCTCCGGTTTTGTTTTTAAAACTGTGATTATGACACCACATGAAGAAATAAAAGATTGGCTGGATTCTGAAACAAAGGATTTTGAAGCCGGTTATGTCTTGTTTGTACGATTCTCGCACAACCGGGCACTTGCGTTATACCTGGCACGGAAACACGATTTATTGAAGCTGACGTATGAGCTTCAAAAGATCAGCGACCGGCCCACACTGAAGGATGCTCCGGTTATGCCGATAGGTCCGATTTTGAAGATGGTTAAATCTTCCGGGGAGAAAGTAAACGGAATTACCGATGCCGGCAATGTAATCGACACTGCAGAGCAGAAGGTACGGATCATCAAGGATGGCAAAGTTCAGTATGATGATCTTCCGGAAGAGCTTAAAAAGCTGTACGACGAGAACACTGCCAGTTATAAAAACATGCGTACGCTCCACGAACAGATGAAGCTCGCTAAAACCGACGAGGAACGGGCCGAAAAACGGGCTATCATCGACACGCTTGATGATGGTATCACTGCCAACTGGAAAATCATTGATGACTGGGCTGCAGGGAAAATATCGGCTGATGATTTAGTGGCAGCAACCGGAGAGCAGGAAGAGTATAAACAGATCAATGCTGCCAGGACCTACCTTTCACGCAATATCTCTAAAATGGAAACGCTGAAAGATGAGAAGCACGAAAAGATGAAACTTGATCTTCGTACCAGGGTAACATTTCTGAGATCGAAGAAAGCGGATATCAGTCTTGAAACGCTGGTTAAACTGGCCAAACATGGCGTCATCGACGAAACTGAATTGGGTTAACATTCACACGATGTGTTTGATATCCTGTCTGATAAATTCGAAAGAGCTGATAATTATCTTATCGGCTCTTTTGCTATTAAAACCCTGAATGAGCCGAAAACCCAATCTCGATAAGTTTCACGATGTGTTGTTCAACGATTTCGACGAACAGCAGCATCTTACGCCGGTTGAATGTGACCAGCTGAAGCGTTACCGGGCTGCCTATGCTCAATCACTCGAAAACCCGTCTATTCCCGACATCAAGTTGCGCGATTACCTGGTTAATGAATTTGGAATATCAACGACACAGGCTTATTGCGATATTGCCAATATCAGGGTTTTACTTGGGAACGTTCGCAATGCCAGCAAAGAGTGGATGAGGTACCTGATCAATGAAACCCTGAAAGAAGCCATTGCAGCATGTAAATTAACCGGCGACTGGAAAAAGGTAATTCTGGCTACAAACGTTTTGGGTAAATATAACAGACTGGACAAAGAAGATGCAACTGAATATCCCTGGGAAGAGATCCTTCCAACATCAATTGAGCCAACCAACGATGTGACGGTTCTGAAGGTGAAACCGCTTGCCAATAAAGAAGAGGAAATCCGAAAGATGTACGAAAAATACAAAGGTGAAATTGATATTGAAGATATTGGCTATGAGGAGGTAGATCATGAGCGAAACGATTGAAACTAAAAAGATCTATTATAACGATCCGCAACTGGAATTTAGATACACAGCTGCTCACACTTCTGTATTTGTTGGGGGACGTAGAATCGGGAAAACACACGGCATAGCAGCTCCATGGTTACTTCGAAATCTTCAGTATATGCCCCGGAGTGCAGGAGCTATTGTCGGTTCCACTTTTCAGCAGATCCTTACCCGGACACTCCCTGGAACATTGACCGCTCTCGAAGATATGGGTTTTCGTCGTAATGTTCATTTTTTTGTTGGCAGAAAACCGCCCGAATCAGCAGGTTTTAAGAAACCTGTCCGGGAACCGGTTTCCTTTGACCATGTTGTATCCTGGTATAACGGATCTGTTCAATATTTGATTTCGCAGGATATTCCGGGATCATCCAACTCACTCACGCTTCAGTACGTAATGGGTGATGAAGCAAAGTTCCTGAACTTCGATAAATTAAAGGATGAGACTTTTCCGGCTAATGGTGGATTTAAAGGAGATTGGGCCAGTTGTCCCTGGTTAAATAGCATGCTGTTTATCTCAGATATGCCAACGACCAAGAAAGGATCATGGTTCCTGAACTATGCTGATAAGATGGACCCGGAGTTAATCCATATGATTCAATCCCTGGTAAGAGAGATCTTCAGACTTAAATTACAAACACAAAATACCTACACTGTGCGAATGATCAGGGAATATCAGCTGAAGCTCGCACAGTTCCGGAGCATCGCTGTCTATTACCGTGAATGTTCATCTATTGAAAATATTGAACTATTGGGAAAGAAGTATATCCAGCAAATGAAGCGGGATCTCCCTCCCCTTGTATTCCAAACTTCTATTCTTTGCATTCGCCCTGGGAAGCTGAAGGACGGGTTTTATCCCGCATTATCAGAGACCAGGCATATGTATTCTGCATACGATAACTCATACCTGCTTAATCTTGATTATGATCTGGATAAGATCAAAGAACCCGACTGCCGGCAGGATGGAGACTTAGATCTGGATGACCCTATCAGGGTTGCATTCGATTATAACTCTGATATCAATTGGCTCGTATGTGGACAGCCATCATGGTCGAAGGTTAAAGTAATCAAATCATTCTATGTGAAGTATGAGCGTAAATTACGTGAGGTAGTAGATGACTTCTGTAAGTACTATCGTTTCCATCACTCGAAAGAGGTGGTCTATTACTATGACAATACAGCGCTGGGCAGCAACTATGCAGTAAGTGATGAAGATTTTGCATCTGTTATCTGCTCACAGTTCGAGAAGAACAGATGGACAGTAAACAGGCAGCACATAGGCAACCCATTACGCCACAACGAAAAGTACCTGATCTTTGACCAGGCATTCAAAGGACAGAAGTACCTGATGCCACAGATCAATCAGCCTAACAATGAAGCCCTGGTATTAGGTCTGCAACATGCAGGTGTACGCATTGGTAGGTATGGCTTCCAGAAGGATAAGTCTGAGGAGAAGAACAAGGAGACAGAGGAAAGCCTGTTGGAACATCGCACCGATGGTACTGATGCCTTTGATACATTGATGATAGGCATGATGCTCTACCCTGTCAAAGGTAGTGTAGGTGGCGGGCTTGGCAGCTCATGGATACAATAGCTAAGTAATCAATCCCTTATACATACGTAACAATCATCATGTGATTACATCAACCATGTAATTACATGCTTGTTTGCGATCATTTGCACGATGTAATCGACATACAATAATCATAAGCAGCCAGGCATATACCGTAATATTATGTATAAAGTAATGACATATCCGGACAGGGCGGGGCGGGGTCTTCCGTCTGAAAGGGGGAAAAAACGGGGTGTTTGTCAATACTACATAACAGAATATTAGACAAATAGCATTTTATTCACCGGAATGCCGTGATACCGGGAAAAACGTATTTTGACGGATGGAAATTGCTGGCGGTTGCCTGGTAATTACAGTCGGGTTTTGGTTTTGACCTGTAAAAGTTTTTTGTTAAGTTTGTGGGATAAACTTAAAATCAACAAAATGAAAAAACTACTGTTTTACGTATTTATTATTGTTCTCTTATCGGGTTGTACCACTGCGTTTAAAATAGCAAAGCTTGATGAACTTCAGGAAATTGCTGAAATTAAGAACTTCAATTCGATTGATTTCACAACATACACTGCAAAAGGGTTTTTCATCACTCCCGAAAAGTACATGGGTGAATATAATTCGATTGGCATTGTACGTTACGAAGTTTATCCAGGTGCAACGTATGTTAAGACATCGAGTATTCCGAATCCCGAATTTGGGAAAACCACTGGAGCATCAGCTGTTATTTTTCTGAAAGAATGGAAGGTTAATTATATTTCATTACAGGAAGTTTTGGGAGGGATGTATGAACAATGTAAAAAGATGGGTGCCGATGCGCTGGTTAATTTTGAAGTTAAACCAAGCGCCTTTCCCTATTTAGGCATCTCGAACCCGACTAGTATTAATGGATATATCATTTCAGGCTTTGCGATAAAGCGAAAATAAACCTTCAAACACAGGTATTTAAAACAGAAAACCCCGGTCATGCGCCGGGGTTTTCTGTTATATAGAACAATCTAATATCAGATCAGTTTGATAGTTGCAAACTCATTGGCCATTTTATGAAAGGCTTCTTCGATTTTAGAAACCTGATTTTCGGAAATGTATTGTTTGCCCGTCTTATACTGGCGCATCAGTGAGGCATTGATACCTGCTACCTGTGCAAACTTACTGACGTTGATGAAATTGTAATAATTGAACAACGAAGAGATATCATATTTATATTCAAACTCGACGCCATTCAATTCGGCTGGCATCTCTATTCCGCGTTCGGAATACGATGCAAGCATTTCCTTTACAGAGTTTTCGAAATCGGTTTTCGATTCAGCAACTGTATTGCCTTCGCCGATGATGGTATGATCTAAGTCTGGTGTAAATACACCGAAGGTACCATCTTTCCCCTTCTCGATTAATGCTGTTGTTTTCATGTTTATCTTTTATTTTTATCTGGCAAACAGGATTTTACAACCCTATTTGCTTTTTAAGTTTATTGTAAAGACCTGTTTTAACTTCGTGAGCATCGTGCCTTGGTATTTGTATTTGATTACTCGTATCCGGGTGCCCGTAAATGTCATGCTCTTTGCCATTTCTTATTAAGTACCACCCCTTCTTCATTGCCTTGCGTTTTAATTCCGACCATTTCATATTCTATTTGGATTATTAGATTACAAATATATAACAAATACGCTATATATACAAGCGTTTTTAAAAAGAATAACCCATATGTGGGTTATTTCATTCCGGCAATCTCCGGTTTGAATACGCGGAATTCCGCGTTTATAGTGGTTAGAATAAACGGGAATTCCCGTTTATTATTTAACTTCAGTCACCTTGCTCACCAAGGCAACTGTGGGGCTGATCACCATAGTTGTATCCAATAAAAAACCCGGTCATTCGCCGGGTTTTTCTGTTGATTGCTTTTCTTGCATGTGCTTTAACAGGATCATTTCAATGTAGTTATTTACATTCCTAAAATCATCCTTTGCTTCTCTTTTAAGAAACTCAATAAGCTCTGAGTCCAGACGTAATGATATATTTTCTTTCATTATAAAATGTTTGATTGCAAAGATATGCAAAATAATTAAAAAAATAAATTATTTTGTGATACATTGTATTGTTTTATAATGTACATTTGTGCCATTATTAATTAATACTTCAAAGTATGAATATTCAAAAATTTAATTTTGGTGATGTTGAGATCGAGTTTGATCTCCGTCAAGGAAAAAACATGATGGTAAATGCAACCGAAATGATGAGTGCGTTTCCAAACAAAAGAATGAGTGATTTTTTAGCAAGCCAGAACACTGAAGATTTCATTTTAGAGTGTTTAAATAACGGGAATTCCCGTTATTTAATTGTTGAAAAACGAGACGACTTGATAGTTTCTAGTCAAAAATCTGGCACTTGGATGCACCGTGTTTTGGCTTTAAAGTTTGCTGCATGGTTAAGTCCAAAGTTTGAAGTTTGGGTATATATAACCATTGATCAACTTATTTCTGGATTTGCCCAAGAAATTCAAGAGTCCATAAGCGAAACCGTAATATTAAAAGCGAAACAAGATGATTTAAAAACCCAACTTGCAAAACGGGATCCTGACTTTCTGGAATATCTGTTAATTGATCAGAAATTGATCAATGCGAAAAGTCGGAGAAGTAACGCCACAAAGAACAAATTCAGGGAGACAATGGAAGATTTATTTTCACAAAAAGGAAAGGAAGAAAAGCAATGAATACTTGCAAAGAATGTGGTCACTATAACAATCAGGAAGGCGAACACAAAGGTATATGTATGATAATGGGAATAGAGAGATTAATTTCCAATAATAGTACCATAACTGATTGTTCCGAGGACGATCTGCACCCTTATTTTGCTGAAGTAGGTGAAAACTTTGGATGTATCCACTTTGATCAGAAATATCGATAAATCAAAAACCCCCGGCAGTGCTATCAACACTAACCGGGGGCAAGTTTAAATTTTCAACTCATTAAAAATTCAACACCACAAAAATATGAAAAATTCAGGAACAAAACCAAGCATGTCGGTAGAGATTGAAGGTGTTACCCTTACCATGGATGCTATTACCCAATTGCAAAACCTTCAGAAGAAAGACAATGAAGATCTTGACGCCATGCGTGTTGATATTGCCGATGCGGTTTGCTTCCTTGCCAGTTGCCTTGATGATCTGGATAATCCCGATAATGGGAAAATCATTCTGATCATGAATAACCTAAGCCATCACCGCGATAACGTAAACAATTTAAGAAAGCCATGAGAAAATCACAAAGCGAATCAAAAACAGCTACAATAATCAATGGTGTGGTTCTCACAGAGGAGGCAATTGCCTTTTTAGATTCAATGCAGAATGGTGATAACGATCTCATTAAAGAGACTCGTGATGAAATAAACAATGCTATATCACAATTGATTCTATACACTGAATGGTGCACTGATAAGCAGATAACCGAAGTCCTCGATACAATTAAATACATAAACGTTTTTAACCGTAGTCTTAAAGATTTAATGAAACCATAAATCCGTATAACCATGAATACAATAGACTTACAAACCGTAAAAGAATTAAAGGCCAGTGAATTATCAGAACCACTACAGGCCAAAGTTCGCCGTATCTGTGAACAGGCAAAGATGAACTTTGACAATATTCATTTCATTCGTGACAATAAAGATGAAAAATTGATGACGGGGTTTGATGATTGCGAAAACTATCTGAAGATGTTCCATGGTGATGAGTTCACCTGTTGGGGATATTTTATTGACACAAACGAAATTGATTAATACCTGTTCTTTATTTTTGCATATTTCACTAAACCCGTCTCCCCAAAAGGCGGGTTTTTTTCGCCCTGTCATTGCGAGCGCAGCAATGTTGTCATTGCGAGCGAAGCGAAGCAACCTCTCTGCATTGTCCTTTAACCCGCTGTGCGAACGGTTTATCTTGCAATAAAAAAAGATAAGCTATGCTGCACATTTCACAATTACACAAGGTAGTAGAACTCGGCGAATTCTCAATCAAGTTCGTTGAGAAGAGCGGTGCCATTATCCATGGTCCGCGCTGTATCTGCACTTCGTTCCACGCTACGGGCCGGACAATGAACCTGAAGTTTTGCGACAGTGAAGAGATCCGTAAAGTGCGCCGGCTTTCGGTTATCGAATTCAATGGAGAGGAGGTTACGCTATGAGTGATAATTTTATAGAGATTGGTGGTTTTACCTACCTCCCTGAAGCGAAGGCTATCATAGCGATGGAATCGAGCCGTGAAATGTTTTCAGAAGCAACAGACCTGAAGCCAGTATCGGTTGATGGCTATACAATTTCTCCCTGGGGATCAACCAACGATATGCCACAGCTCATTATTGAGAAAGCCAAAAAGAGCGAAATTGTACAATCGAATCTGTTGTTTAATATACAATCTGGTTACGGACAGGGTATCAAACCCATGCGCAGGATTCTTGAGGGGAAGAAACTGGTATGTTATGAGGAGATCTATGAAGGCGAAGTGGTTGATTTCTTTGCACAAAACGATATCAACGGTTTCTTCCTGGAACAACTCTCCGACATGCATCACTTTTACAATGTATTTCCGGAGATCATTCTGAGCGGTGATAAGCGTAAAATCGTTTCACTCCGGAGTAAGGAGGCAGCATTCTCCAGGTGGGGTGTTATGGATCCTAAAAAAGGTTGTATCACAAAGCACTACTATTCTGCAAAGTGGAACGATGGAGCGAATAAAGCGACGATTGCTGAGTCAGATGTTCTCAATAATTATAACCCATACCAGGATCTTGTATCAAGGATAAGTACCGGCAGTTACTCCCAGCTGCGTTTTATTGTTCCGGTCAACTTCCCGACTCCAGGCAAAACCTATTATCAGGATCCGTACTGGTGGAGTATATTTCTGTCCGGATGGTACGACTTCCTGATGATGATCCCCGAATTTAAGAAGGCACTGCTAAAGAATCAGCTGGCATTAAAGTATATCATTTACCTGTCTGATAAGTATTTTACTGAAATATTTAAAGATGAAGGCATCGACACTTCCAATGTCGAAGCGATGAAAGCAAGAAAAGCCCTGGAGTATGGCCGCTTTCGTGACTTCCTTGCCGGTGAGAAGAATGCCGGGAAAGGAATTGTGGCCTTGAAAAAACTCATTGCTTCCGGCACCAGTTCCACCGAAGAAAAATACATCGAGATCGTTCCGCTCAAAACAGAGATTGCCGGTGGTGAATACCTCGAAGATTCGGAGGAGGTGAGCAATATCATCAGTTATGCGATGGGTGTTCATCCTTCATTGATCGGATCAGTACCAGGGAAGAATTCCGGGAGCCAATCGGGTACCGATAAACGGGAACTCTTCCAGATTAAACAAGCACTGATGAAACCCTTCAGAGATCGGCTGTTGAAACCGCTTGAGCTGATAAAGCTCTATAATAAATGGGATAAGGATATTGTTTTTGCAATTCCAGAACCTGTTTTCACAACTCTCGATAAAAATAAAACCGGGCAGGAAACTGCTGTAAATAAATAGGCTATGGTAATCATTGGCAGTATTGATGTTTTAAAACAGTATATCCCCACAATCGTTTCGGCTGACTTCGCAAAGTATGAAAAATACATTGCCGATGCTGAAGCCTGGCTAATAAAGGAGATCACCGGAAAAGAACTTTTTCTTATCATCAGCGAGGAGGACGAAGCGTTGTTGAACTATGCCAGGGCAATTGTCGCCAATAAAGCATATGGCGATGGGATCCCGTTTTTTGACCTCGTAGAAAACGAATCAGGTTTTGCAGTGGTGAGTAATCCCAATCTTGCACCGGCATCACAGGCACGAGTTGCAGCGCTGCAATCTGCAACCTACCGGAAACTGGATGAAGCGGTCGAGTCGTTACTTGAGTACCTTGAAGAAACGGTCGATTATCACGATGAGTGGAAAGGAAGTCCCGCCTATACCCTGCTTTCAAATCTCTATCTCACAACCGTAAAAGAATTCCGGCGTTATGTGGTTTACCCCGGAAGCCGTCGTGAATTTATGGCGCTTAAGCCCGAAATGCTGAACGCCATTAACCTGAAGATAGCCCCGGTGATCAGTCAGGAATTATCCGATCAGGTAGTAGAGCAGCTGCGCGATGGAGATCTTACTCCAGATAATAAAACGATACTCGAGCACCTCCGGTTTGCATTCGCCAATTTCACGATGCATCAGGAAGAAACCGCACAGTCGTACCTCTCGCGGGTCCGAAGGTTGCTTTATGCTTCACCCGATAAATATCCATTGTTCCGCGATAGCGAAATCTATATTAATTGGCTTGCAGCGCAAAAAGTTACAGCCATCAACAATGCTGATTCACCTTTATTCTTCGCAGGATTATGAGAGAAATACATTTACATGCCCCGTCCGGATGGCACGATATCACACCGGAGCAACTCCTGTTTGTATCGAAATTGTTCGAAGATCAACTATCAGAAGCTGAATTTTTGACCAGATGTATGATCACCTTCACTGGTATTGAACCTGTAAAACATGGTTTAGAAACTGGTGATGGTGAATTGCTTTTTGAATTTCTGGATCCTGCCGGCGAAGTCTTTTCGCTGTCAGCTGACGAAATGAAAAGCCTGCTGGATGAATTGCGTTGGCTGATTGATAGTGTTGGTCTCTGTCGCCTGCCAGAAAAACTCGGAGGACTATCGCCAGTTGATTCCAGGTTGTTTGGTGTCACACTCGAAGAATACCTGTTGGCTGATCAGCTCTATGCAAATTATTCAGCAAGTAAAAGGGTAGATGATCTGAATCAATTGATAGCCGTATTCTACCGGAAGCCTGGTGAAAAATGGAATGAACGCAAATACAAGATGTATGTCAATATCCTGCGCTCGGTTCCCAATCACGCGAAAACAGCTGTGTATATCTGGTTCTCTGGATTAAAAAAATGGATCATCGATAAGTATCCCTACATGTTTGGAGATGGTACCACCGGCGAAACTTCGGCACCATCACCCGATGAGCACATCCTACGGTTGTTTACCTCGCTGAACAATGGTGATGTAACGCGAAATAAACAGATCCTTCACACACATGTGCATGAGGTATTCTATGAACTGAATCAGAAACTTGAAAATCAGCAAAGTCATGTTTGACGCACTTGAATACGCTAAAAGCAGAGCTTCACAATTGCCCGAAATAAAAGCAATATATGCCTGCTCCGGACTGGCCGAAATGGAAGGGATGTTGCAAAACCTTCGCAGCCCGGCAACACCTGTTCTGGTAGTTGAAGATAGCGCCGATGGATATCTTGACCTGGAGAATGGAAACTTTGCAAACGAATACAATACCGTTTACTTTTTCGATAAGGCAAAACTGAACGATAGTGCCGATCGGAGACGCGCACAGGAAGTAACCTTTTCCCTGGGAAAGAAATTCTTCAGTCAACTTGGAAAAGATGCCGGCGAATTTGGCGATATCGCTTTTGGATTCGACCGGAGCAGGATCGACTTCGCGAAACTCGGACCCATTGGCAACGGATATTATGGCTACTCATTTTCGTTCATCGTGAAAAACGAAAACTTTGAAATCTAACAGATGGCCGATAATACGAACCTTTCACTCACCGTTGAAGCCTGGGCAAAGATCGTAGTAGAGCGCTGGGAAAATAAGATTGTCAGACTTCGCATACACAACACTGGTGATCTTTACAAAAGCTTCGCCATCCATGTTTTCACACAGGCAAATGGAGACCCCGATAAGATTGAATTTGCATTTAACTACTATGGCAAGTTCAGTGATATGGGAGTCGGAACCGGTGTAACTGCAGGTGAAGCCGGATCGGGAACCAGAAAGAAAAAGCCCTGGTATTCGAAAGTGTTTTTTGGCCAGGTAAAACAGCTCGGCGTAATCCTGCGAAGTAAATATGAATACAAAGCCCAATTAACAATCATCACAAATATTACCGACGATGGCACAAAATGAAACTGCAAGGACAACCGTCTATCTCGATGGCAAACAGGCTGAAGCTGCATTGGGAGCACTGGCAGATAAAGCGAAGGATCTCAGAAAAGATCTCAACGACGCACTGGAGGCAGGTGACAATGTGAAATTCAATAAGCTTAGAAATGAATTAAGCCGGGTGGAGTCTGTTCAAAAAAGCGTTACAAAGGAATCGTTTGATGTGCAGAGTGTATTAATGAATATCAATAAGGTAAGCTGGAAAGATCTGGAAAAAGCACAGAAGGCGGTGATTGCCCAGATGAAAGGAATGACACGCGGGACTGAAGAGTATGCAGCCAAACAAAAAGACCTGGGACTATTGCGTGCCGAATTGAGTGGGATATCGGGTGTTGCCACTAAGCAAACAGGGATATTGGGCAAACTGAGAGATACAGCTGCACAATTATTACCCGCCTTTGGATTGGCAGCTATTGCTTTGGGATTGAAAAACATATTTTCCACGGCTGATCAGTCGTATGTAAAATTCGAAGAGCGCGTTGATAATCTTTCTGCATTAACCGGGTTGGAAGGCGAACAACTTGATTGGCTTAGCAAAAAAGCAAAAGAAACTTCAGTTTCAACGGTTGAAGGTAATGTTCGCATCACACAATCAGCAGAATCTATCGTGGATGCTTATACAAAGGTTGGTAGTCAGCGACCTGAGTTATTAAAAGTAAAAGAAGATTTGGCAAGTGTTTCTCAGGAAGCTATTATACTTTCAGCAGCTGCAAAAAGTGAGCTTCAACCTGCTGTTGAAGGTTTAACCATGACACTAAATCAGTTCGATATGGCTGCTGATCAAAGCAGACGTATTATCAATGTTTTAGCTGCAGGGTCAATGGTTGGCGCGGGAGAAATACCCTATTTGACCGAAGCTATGGAGAAATCGGGAACGACAGCGAACCTGATGAAAATTCCGCTTGAGCAATGGGCAGGTGCCATTGAATCCATTGCACCATTTTACAAACAAGCATCGGAGGCCGGTAATAGTTTCGATAAGGTTTTGCTCACGATGAAGCAAAAGCAAATTGGTTATGTGAACGGGGTGTTTGATCTGAATACTGCTCTCGATCAACTTGAAAAAAGATATGCTTCAGGCGAATCTGCAACGGACATTTTCCTGAAAGAGCATTCTAAAATGGGTGAACTATTAGTACTGAACCGAGGCAAAATGGATGAATATACCAGGGCAGTTACAGGATCAAACATCGCAATTGAACAGGCAGCAAAAAACACCGACAATGAGGCTGCAAGAAGGGCACAGGCGCAAAACGGAATCAATAATCTTTACCTCGAATTTGGTGAAAAAATTGCACCGCTAATCACAAGAGGGATCACATCTGGCACCGAACTGTTGAAAATCGCCATTGAATACAGGGCCATCCTGATACCGCTAACCGCAGCTTTAGCCGCTTATGCTGTTATGGCAAAATTGAAAGTATTCTGGGATGTGGCACAGAAAGGATCTGTTATCCTGGCATCGGCAGCGCAGGCGTTGTTTACCGGGAACCTCACCAGGGCAACTGCAGCCATGCGACTGTTTAATACGGTCACGAAGCTAAACCCTTTTATATTACTGGCTTCGTTTATTGCATCGGCAGGGATCGCGATGTTTGCCTATACCAAACGTGCGGATGCTGCAGCAGTGGCTCAAAGATCGATCAATGAAATCAGTGTAACGGCTCAGCAAAACATTGCAAGCGAAAGGGTCGAATTGCAGCAGTTATTGAAAGTAGCACAAAATGAAGCGCTTTCGAAGGTTGCACGTCAGGAAGCAATGGCCAAAATCAACCTGATATCACCCGAATACCTGGGAGGGTTGACACTCGAAAAGATCAACACTGAGCAGGCCACAACAGCAGTGAAACAGTATATATTAAGCCTTGAGAAAAAAGCGAAGGCACAGGCCAATTTCGACCGAATGGTAGAGATTCAGAAAGAAGAAAGTTCGCTCAATGCCGGAATTGGAGGTGAACCAGGTGTGGGAACCAAAGTTTGGAATGCTGTATCAAGACCATTCTTATACAACCAATTAAACGCATCCTCAAAACAGAAAAACATAAATGCCAGACTTGAAGAATTAAGAATAGAAAAGTTATCACTCAATGATGATACTTCCAGTAATTATATACCACCACCGAAACCTTCCGGGGGCAGTGGTGGGAATGGCGGAAAACCTACTGAAACCCCCGAAGAGAAAAAAGAAAGAGAAAAAAAGGAAAAGGATGCCCTAAAAAAGGAAAAGGACGTCAGAAAGACCGCGCTTGAAGAATTAAAAGCTGCCTACGATGATCGTTTAGTGATTATTAAAAATGCTTATCTCAACGAAGGTCTTGCAAAAGAAGAGTATGAAGCAAGAATGGAGATGGCCTCCTTAGCTCATCTTGAGGCGCAAAAACAATTGTTGATTTTACAAAAACAAGACACAACATCAATTGAACTTGAAATTGCAGATGCCAGAATCAAAATACAAGCTGATGCTTATACGGTAATTGAAGATCTTGCAAAAAAGTATGATGAGCAAGCAAAAGCACAACAGGAAACTGTTGTAAGTCAAATTGAGGAAACAATTAAATCAGTAGATGACTTAATCAATGAATTAGATGAAATTAAAAAACAAGAGATCGATATAAATCAGGAACGCGCGAAATCATACCTCGATCTTGCCGGGAGTGTTGGAGACTCATTTGCAGATACACTAATGTCGCAGGAGCAAGACTTCGGACAGTTCTTGAAAAATACTTTGGTGATGGCACTTGATGCCCTTGAGAAGATTCTAATAATGCAAATTACGGAAACAACACTAAAGGCTATTGGAAATGCATGGAATCCTGTTGCGGTAGCCAGCGCTGTAGCTAAAATTGTTCTGATGAAAGCAGCATTTGGAACCGCAAAAGCAATAATTCTTGGAGGTGGCAAAAAAGGCAAACAATCAGGAGGATATGCAGACAGTGATTCAAACGACTCCACACCGGTTGGCGTATATCATGCAAATGAGTTTATTGCTTCAGGGCCTGCAGTGCGGAATCCAACGATCAAACCTGTTCTTGATATTATTGACATTGCCCAGCGGTCAGGAACAATACGCAGTTTGAATCTGCCGGCAATGCTTGGTCAAGCTGGAAGGCAGTCCGGGGGTTACGCGTCTCCAGCTTCACAATCATCAGGAATCCCATCATCAGGAATCTCAGGGAGAGATCCGGAATTAATATCTGCTATCAAAGAGTTAAATTATCAACTCAAAGCAGGCATCAAAGCAAGTGTCAACAAATTCGGTCACGGTGGCATCGACGAATCAATCTCTGATATCAACAAGTTCAACGCATTGACGAAATGATAAAACTAACCTTAAACGGACAACCGGTGGCGCTGTTCCCGGACACAAAGATCGGAGTTACCGCAAACAACCCGTATTTTAATGAAATCGGAGCTTTTTCGTATCCCTTCACAATTCCATATATCCCGAACATGGGAATTCTTAAACATGCTGCCAGGATACAGAATGTTACCCGAACGTTTATTTGGGATGCTGTTTTGTATGTAGATGGCATACAGATATTAATAGGTGAGGCGATTGCTCAAGGAGATGTAATAGATGACGCATTCCCTATTGTACTCCGGAGCGCAAAGACATCGTTCGTAAAACTTGCAGAAACAAAAAAATTGCAAGATCTTGAATTTGGAATTGAAAATACCGATACACTTACAGCCGAAAATGTAATAGCAAGACGTACCGGTACACTGTATCAGAAGTATGGAGAAAGTGACTATGTATGTGCACCATTTTACAACAATAAAGCCTGGACCGATCAGGAAGGCGAATGGGTTATTCCGGATTATATCAATGCATTTGACCCAACTACCAGTTTACTGGTTGATCTTTCAGACGGTAAAAGCAATACAATTACTTACAATTTCTATGTCCGTTATATTCTGAAACGCATCATTGAGATGCTTGGCTTAACCTTGGAAAGTGATGATATGTCAACAATCACCGATTTAAATCGTTGGTTCTTATTATCCTTTAATAACGCATGGGGAAAATACAATACAAATTACCAATTTTCCTTTTCACAAATTAATGTGCGTGATTTTTTGAAAGTTATACGGCAATTTGGAATAGTGATAGTCACTAATGATCGTCTGCGTACAGCATCAATCAAATTGGTGAGAGATGTTTTCAGAAATCCGGAAATAAGTACATTATTAAATGGCAATGCATTAAAAGAGATCCCAATCATGTCAATACCAAAAGATGGTTACACGATTGGATATGCGGATTCTACATCCGATTTAATAGTATCGCCAATTGATAAACCGCTGGTTCTGCATACTGTAATTTCTAAAATACTTATAATAGTAACTAATTATGCTGAGATCCCGGCTGCCAGCAGCATCACAACAGCATATGTGTACCGCACTACTTCAACCGGACGTTACTATGTAACCGTATTACAGCCAAAAGAAAATTCAGGATCTCCCAACGTGTATAAATGGGAGAACGCAGCAAACTATCAGCCATTAGTAGTTGCCGGTGGTGAAGAAAAGATTAGTATTGATGCTACAGTAGTCGGACAGCGACAAGAAACACGGACAGTTACGAAATCAATAACCGTTACAGGGCCGGTTACAATTACTAAAACATGGGATATCAATATCGAAATGCCTGAAATTAATCAGAAGATGAATAACCTCGTCGATGTTTGGTACAATGGCAGCAAGTATGAAGATACTCCACTCGTATTTTTATTCAATTGGGGAATGAAAGTTTATGCGAACGCCGAGGATCCGCGTGTCTCCGTTTTTTATCCGGTGATATCAGGTGATGCATATGGACTTGACGAGGTTGACAAAGGTAGTATCTCTATGCGGACATCCGGAGCGAAAAGCATCATTGAACAGTTAGCAAAAGACGAACAGGATTGGATGATCCGACGCAAACCTAAGCGTCAATCCTTCATCTTATCGGTTCTTGATTACGCAAACTTCAATTGGGGAGAAATTCAGAATATCAGTTCAGTCAACTACCTGGTTAATTCGCTCAAGTTCGATATTGGTAAAAACGGCATATCACCCATTGAAGCGGATCTTTACACCGTATAGCTCTGAATTTTTAAAACATCACAACCCGTTGCCACTCGCAGCGGGTTTTTTCGCCACTACTCCACGTCACCTTTATGTCCTTTAATACACTGCCCCATCACGCTACCTTGCAGAAAAATCAAATAAATGAGTGTAATTGTTCAACAACCCGATTCACTATCTTTTGCAGGGAACCTCAAAAAGTTTGTTGTCACCTCCACTGTGGCTGTCGCACTGCAGCTGAACAAGGGAGCTGAACAAATCTTGAATGAAGTCTACCAGCCCGGTGCAGGCAATATTGTCGAAATCGACCTTCGATTAATCATCGACAAAGTACTGTCGGTTACGTTACCAGGCACAAACCTGATCACTGAACAATCATCCGGCTTTGCTGATTTCACCGCGACAATTGACGGTACCGCCGTCGCATTCCGCGTGATCAAGGGTGGAGTACTTGAACTTGGATCGATGGCCAACGTTTTTGTAAATGAGCATTTTCTTACCTGGCAGATCCAGGACAAACAGATACTGCAGCATCAACCCGAATGGCTGACAGTTTATACCAATGCAGCCCGAAACCTGAAGGCAAAAGCCTACTATCAGGACAATACTGATGCTTCGATGCTGCTTACCGCGCTCGATGCCGGTAAGTTGTTGGCTGTTGATGTGAGCTGGGCTTCGGTCAACTCGCTATTCGTAAAGAAAAACCCAATTGCATGGGAAGTGTGGTTTGAAGATCTTGCCGGTACCCGGTTAAGTTATGTGCAACGATATTGTCTGAGAAATTCAGATGACGAAGAAAAGATATTTATCTGGGCCAATACGATGGGAGGCATTGATTCCGTATCACTCACCGGTAGCGCTGAAGATGATAAAAAGCTGGAGCATTTGATTGCTGAAATGGGCGATGAATCCCTGCAGGAATATCAAACCGATAAGAAACGCGAAATCAAACAGTCAACTGGATTCCTGACTGTCGATGAAAGCCGGTGGATTGAAGACTTTTTCTATTCCGGACGCCGTTACCTGGTTGGCGAAGATGGTGCTGTACGATCAATCGTTTTAGCGAGTTCAAAGATTGTCGGATCAACTGCTGACGATCTGTTTGATTATGAATTTAATTACCGATTGGCCTCCGAAAGTCAGTTACTCAATCTTGAAAGATCATTTGAATCATTGCCAGCATTGGAGGTGCCGGTTGATTTTTTTTTAACTGAGTTACTGTCCGGGCTTCCCGTGGCTCAGTATTCTGACAGCCTTTTGATGGCTGTTCAAAGCCCTTTTGCCCAGGCGTGGCAAAAACTATCAATGGCCCAACTTTGGGGATCCGCACTTCCCGGGCTTGTTGATGGAGTTACAATCTCAGTCGTGAATGGAAAGCTCCAGGTAAATGGTGTATCCGGAGGAGTTGGCGTTTCAACATGGGGAGATCTCACGGAGAAACCATTCAACTCTTTATCAAATCTCTTTTCAGTTAGTCCTGAAGGTGTATTAACATTGGCGGATACCTATGCGCTGCTTCACACCCATCCATATTTATCAGACGCTGATGCGCGAATAGCAAACTGGAATAGCGCATTCACATGGGGAAATCATGCCACTGCAGGTTATGCTGCTGCACATACACACCCTTACCGTCCTGACACATGGGTTCCAACATGGACAGAAGTTTCAGCAAAACCAGCCTGGACAGATAAGATGGGATGGGATGGTACAGCTGTCACAGTCTCCACAGATGTGCATATTACCGGAAAGTTAGTAGTTGATGGTACGATTCAATTCTTTGGCTCAGGCGCAACCGGAGGAGGAGGTGGTGGATCTACAACGCTTTGGGGATTGTCGGACGTTTCTGATGATGTGGCCAATGCTGTTTATGGTGATCTGATCATGTACAACGGTACCCACTTTGCCAGGATCAATCAATCAGTTCTGGCACCGGCAGTGCATAGTCACGCGATCGGGCAGGTAACAGGATTGCAAGGAGCATTGGATGGGAAACAATCCTTATTGGGTTATACTCCTTACTACTCAGCTAATTTTGTGGCCGGAGTAAATTACTCAGCGCCTCACTCCCACCCTTACCTATCAGACAGCGACGCGAGAATTGCCAATTGGAGTACTGCCTTTGGTTGGGGAAATCATGCAGGATTATACAGACCAATTGGATATGTGCCCAGTTGGGGAGAAATAACCAGTAAACCCACCTGGACGGAAAAGTTTGGTTGGGATGGAGCAGCTGTTACTCTCTCAACTGATCTGCATATTACTGGTAAGTTGGTTGTTGATGGTACGATTCAATTCTTTGGCTCAGGCGCAACCGGAGGAGGAGGTGGTGGATCTACAACGCTTTGGGGATTGTCGGACGTTTCTGATGATGTGGCCAATGCTGTTTATGGTGATCTGATCATGTACAACGGTACCCACTTTGCCAGGATCAATCAATCAGTTCTGGCACCGGCAGTGCATAGTCACGCGATCGGGCAGGTAACAGGATTGCAAGGAGCATTGGATGGGAAACAAGCATCCGGAAGCTACGTTCTGACCAGTGACGGAAGATTAAGCGATTCGCGTGTTGCATCGGACGTTTACACATGGGCGAAAGCGGCGTCAAAGCCATCTTATACAAAAGCAGAGGTTGGTCTTTCGCTAGTTGAAAACACAGCAGACGCTTCCAAATCTGTTGCCTTTGCTGCAAATTCAGGATTACTAAATGGCAGGTCCGATTATTCATTAACAAGTCATTCACACAATATTTTATATTCCAAATACAATTACGAAGGAGGTTTTACGATACCAGAAACCACAACAGCAACAACATTAAGCGAACCAAGCAATTTAACTGTTGCTATGATGTCGTTAACTTCAACAGATGGGACAAGGATATTTGGTTCATATGCAAATGTTTTAAATTATTCTGGTTACAATAAATATGGTTCTACACAAATTGGTGTTAGATATGATGGCGCTAATGGAACACATAAAATTGCTTTTAGGAATTTCAATCAAGTATTAAATGGATATAATAATTGGTGCGAAATATGGAATACGGATAATTTAAACCGTTCAGATGTTCCTTTATTTGGCAGCACTGGATATTTTGAAAGCAGCGTTAGAGCATCACATTTTGTTGGTGCTTCAATTAGAAATAATGGAGAAATAGTATTTGCAACTGTTGACGGCGGTTCTTATCAAAATATTAGAGTCAATACAATATATGCACAAGGACATTTAGAAGTATTTGGGACTGGTTATTTTGAAGGCAAATTAACAGTTCAAGTGCCAGCAGGAGGCGTAAGCGCAAGTTTCACAGATAATACCTATTCAACACTTAAAATAAAACATCCTAGTTGGGGACTAACACAACTTCTTAATGGTGGCGATGTTGCATGGCTTACAGAGAATGCTGGTAATGTTTCTTTTTCTGGTAATGTTTCTTTTTCTGGTAATACTACAACAAATGGAATATCAAATGTAGGCGGTTTTAGGGTTAATGGAGATGTTAAAGTAGGTTCAGGGGTTGGATTAGAAATATATTATGTAGCATCTACTAAAGCCGTAATAATACAAAATTATCATAGGGAAGTTGATAATTTATACTATCCTATGAATTTTGGAGCTTCATCTTATAATTTTGCAGCAGCAGGTACTGCTACATTTGGAAATAAAATCACTTTAGAAGCAACCAACGGAAACGCTAATGATTACAATTATTTAGTGTTTAATAATTTAGCTAATGGATATGGTGATTGGAATATTCATAAAAAAGGTAATAATGATATTGCTTTTGGCTATGGAACAACCGCTGGAGCAAGTTATACAGATGCATTAACATTAACTTATGATGGTGGTGCACTTTTTACACATAGTGTAACAGCACCAATTTTTTATGGTGCTTTAAGTGGTAACGCAACAACAGCTTCATCTACTCCACAATTAACTCCATTAGGGCAATATGTCTGGAATGCTTCATCATTACCACAATCATTTAATACTGGTATTCAATGTTCTTTCGTTTCAG